ATACAAGAGCATACGGGATGTGTTACCTTAAGAATAGAAGATCGGGATTTAGTTTTATGTCCAGTTCCGAGACAGTCAATCAGGCCACAAGCACTTCTGATGCCCGTTTCGGCATACTCAGTAAAACAGGAGCTGATGCTAAAAAGATGTTTACAGACAAGGTTGTTCCAATATCCGTTAACTATCCATTCTTTTTTAAGCCAATACAGGACGGAATGGACCGNCCCAAGACTGAACTCGCGTATCGTGTCCCCGCCTCAAAACTTACCCGTAAGTCCATCACTGCCAAAGAGACCAGAGAAGAACTTGAAGGGCTTGACACAACAATCGACTGGAAGAATACAGGAGACAACTCATATGATGGGGAGAAACTTAGGCTCCTCGTACACGACGAATCAGGGAAATGGGAGAGGCCAGATAATATCCTCAACAACTGGAGGGTTACAAAAACAACATTAAGATTAGGTAGTAAAATTATAGGTAAGTGTATGATGGGTTCAACATCAAATGCTTTAGATAAAGGAGGAAATAACTTTAAAAAACTTTATGACGAATCAAATGTTACCAAAAGAAACCGCAATGGACAGACTAGCTCAGGACTATATAGTTTGTTCATACCTATGGAATGGAACTTCGAAGGATTCATTGATACTTATGGATTACCTGTATTCGAAACTCCAGAAGAACCGATCAAAGGAGTTGATGGACAATGGATTGACATTGGAGTTATTGAGCACTGGGACAACGAAGTTGAAGGATTAAAAAGTGATCAAGACGGTTTAAATGAATTTTATCGTCAATTTCCCAGAACAGAGCAACATGCTTTTAGGGATGAAACAAAACAATCTTTATTTAATCTAGCAAAAATATATGAGCAAGTAGATTATAACGAAGATTTAAGAAACACATCTGTAGTTACTACAGGAAGTTTTCAATGGGAGAATGGATTAAAAGATACAAGGGTAATATTTGTACCAAATAAAACAGGTAGATTTAAAGTTTCTTGGGTTCCTAATAAAAACCTTCAAAACCGAGTGATAATAAAGAATGGATTGAAACATCCTGGCAATGAAGACCTAGGAGCATTTGGCTGTGATAGTTATGATATATCGGGTACAGTTGATGCAAGAGCGTCTAATGGATCTCTACATGGTTTAACTAAATTTTCAATGGAAGATGTTCCGCCAAACCATTTCTTTTTAGAATACATTGCCCGACCACAAACTGCTGAAATATTTTTTGAAGATGTTTTAATGGCTTTGGTATTTTATGGAATGCCAATATTAGCAGAGAATAACAAACCAAGACTATTATATTATTTAAAAAGAAGAGGTTACAGAGGGTTTTCAATGAATAGACCGGATAAAATTTGGAATAAATTATCTGTAACTGAAAAAGAAATAGGTGGAATACCAAACTCTAGTGAAGATATAAAACAAGCTCACGCAGCAGCAATTGAATCGTACATTGAAACTTATGTAGGATTTTTAGGTGAAGGCTATGGAGATATGTATTTTCAAAGAACATTAAACGATTGGGCTAGATTTAATATAAACAAAAGGACTGCTCATGATGCTTCTATTAGCTCCGGTCTTGCTATAATGGCTTGTAATAAAAATAGGTATGCACCTATTAATAAGACAATAAGACCAAGTTTTAATTTAGGTTTTAAAAAATACAATAATGATGGTGGTACCTCAAAAATTATACTTTAAATGAATATACAAACAAATACTAATAGTTCTTTTCCTAGCCAAGTAGTTAGCGATGCTGAAAAATCTAGTTTAGAATATGGTACTCAAGTAGCACACGCTATAGAACAAGAATGGTTTGATCAAGGTAGAACTAGCGGTAATAGATATTTAACTAATTGGAATAATTTTCATTCATTAAGATTATACGCAAGAGGCGAACAATCAATACAAAAATATAAAGATGAATTATCTATTAATGGTGATTTATCTTATCTTAATTTAGATTGGAAACCAGTTCCTGTAATACCAAAGTTTGTAGATATTTTAGTAAATGGTATATCAGAAAAAGAAGTTGAAATAAAAGCATATGCTCAAGATCCAGCATCTATTGAGAAAAAAACAAATTATGCTAAAGCTGTATTACGTGACATGTATACACAAGAACTTCAGCAAATTGGTAATCAAATATTAGGAGAAGATTTTTCTAATTCATCTATACCCGCAGATCAATTGCCAGAAACGCCAGAAGAACTAGAAATAATGTTACAAACTAGTTATAAGGAGGCTATTGAAATAGCAGAAGAAGAAGCTATTAATAATGTACTTGATTTTAATAAATATGAATCAATTAAAAGAAGAGTAAATTACGATTTAACTGTTATTGGTATTGGTGCAGCAAAAACAAGCTTTAATAAAAGCAACGGTATTACTGTTGATTATGTAGACCCATCCTATTTAGTTTATTCATATACAGAAGATCCTAATTTTGAAGATATTTATTATGCTGGGGAAATTAAAGCAATAACAATTCCAGAATTAAAAAAAGAATTTCCTAATATATCTGAAGAAGAATTAAAAAATATTCAAAACATGCCTGGCAACAGCCAATATGTTACTGGCTGGGGAAATTATGATAGTAATACTGTTCAAGTACTCTACTTTGAATACAAGACATATAATAATCAAGTATTTAAAATAAAACAAACTGAAAGTGGATTAGAAAAAGTTATTCAAAAAACAGATGAATTTAATCCGCCGGAAAATGACAACTTTAAAAGAGTGTCAAGAAGTATAGAAGTTTTATATTCTGGTGCTAAAGTATTAGGAACTAATACAATGCTNGACTGGAGATTAGCTGAGCATATGACTAGNCCTTATGCTGATACTACTAAAGTTAAAATGAATTATACAATTGCTGCACCAAGAATGTATAAAGGTAAAATTGAGTCAATAGTTAGCAGAGTTACAAGTTTTGCTGATATGATTCAATTAACTCATTTAAAACTACAGCAAGTCATGTCAAGAATAGTTCCTGATGGTGTATTCTTAGATATGGATGGATTAGCGGAAGTAGATCTTGGTAACGGAACTAATTATAATCCTGCTGAAGCATTGAATATGTATTTTCAAACGGGTAGTATTGTTGGTAGATCATTAACTCAAGACGGTGATTTAAATAGAGGTAAAATACCTGTACAAGAATTAGCAACTTCATCTGGTCAAGGCAAAATAACTTCTTTAATAAATACATATCAGTATTATTTACAAATGATACGTGACGTAACTGGCCTTAATGAAGCAGTAGATGGAAGTAATCCAGACAAAAACGCTTTAGTTGGTCTGCAAAAAATGGCTGCTAATGCATCTAATGTTGCTACAAGACATATATTACAAGGTGGAATGTATATATATTTAAGAGTATGTGAAAATATTTCTTTAAGAATTGCAGATGCTTTAAGCTTTCCACTTACAGCTAACGCTTTAAAAAATAGTATTTCAACATTTAATGTTAAAACATTAGAAGAAATTTCAAACCTTAATTTACATGATTTTGGTATTTATTTAGAGTTAGAACCTGATGATGAAGAAAAAGCACAGCTTGAACAAAACATACAAGTAGCTTTACAATCTGGTGGTATTGATCTTGAAGATGCAATAGATATTAGAGAGATTAAAAACTTAAAATTAGCCAATCAATTACTTAAGTTTAAAAGAAAGAAAAAACAAGAAGCAGCAGAGGCACAGCAAATTGCTAATATTCAAGCACAAGCACAAGCAAATGCTCAAGCCTCAGAAGCTGCTGCGTTAGCAGAAGTACAAAAGCAACAAGCTTTAACTCAAGAAAAAGTAAGTATTGAGCAAGCTAAATCACAATTTGAAATTCAAAGATTACAAACTGAAGCTCAAATTAAACGTGAACTAATGGCGGAAGAATTTAATTATCAAATGCAGTTAGCTCAAATTAAAGCTCAAGCTGATACACAAAAAGAAAGACAGATTGAAGACAGAAAAGATAAAAGAGTTCGTATACAAGGAACTCAACAGTCTGAATTAATAGATCAAAGACAAAATGATTTATTACCTAAGAACTTTGAATCATCCGGTAACGACAGCCTGGGTGGATTTGGCCTAGAACAATTTACGCCTAGGTAACATTTATTAACCAATTTTATATTATTATATCATGTCAGAACAAGTAAAACAAGAAGGGGATTTTAAAATACAAAAGAAAAAACCTTCAATAAAAAAATTAGCACAGAATGCTGATCTTATTAAAGTTGATTTAACCCCTAAAAAAGAAGAAGATGCCATTCAAGAGCAAAGCACAGATGAAAGCGTGTTACGCACAGAACAACCCGAAGTGGGATTGCAAGAAGTGGTCGAAGGAAACGAAGAGCCCACAGTCGTTGCCGAAGAGGTTAATGAAGAAGAAGTAACAGTAATTCAAGAAATTACAGAAGAAGAAGTTGTTGAAGAAGCAACTAAGTTAACTGAAGAAGTTAATGAAGCAATTGAAAACAAAGAAACTACTGGAAAGCAATTACCTGAAAATATTGAAAAACTTGTTTCATTTATGGAAGAAACAGGTGGAAGCGTAGAAGATTACGTTCGCCTTAATGCTGATTATTCAAACATAGATAACACTGCATTATTAAAAGAATATTATAAAACAACCCGGCCTCATTTAGATGCAGAAGAAGTTTCTTTTTTAATAGAAGATGCTTTTAGCTGGGATGAAGATATTGATGATGAGCGAGACATCAGAAAGAAAAAACTCGCTTTTAAAGAAGAGGTTGCAAAAGCAAAAACGCATTTAGAAGATCTTAAAGGTAAATATTACGAGGAAATCAAGTTGAGACCTGGTACTACCCAAGAACAACAAAAAGCGATGGAGTTTTTTAATCGATATAATGAAGAGCAGGGCATAGCTCAACAACAACATGAAAGTTTTAAAAACAATACTAAAGAACTTTTTAACAATGATTTCAAAGGTTTTGATTTCGCTATTGGAGAAAAGAAATTTAGATATAATGTTCAAAACACTAATCAAGTTGCTGAAAACCAGTCAAATATAAACAATCTAATCAAGAAGTTCTTGAATGATAAAGGAGATGTTGTTGACACCAAAGGTTATCATAAAGCTATGTATGCCGCTGAAAATGTAGACAAAATTGCAAACCATTTTTATGAACAGGGTAAAGCAGATGCTGTTAAGGAAGTCGTAAATAGCTCCAAAAACATTGACGCTACACCTAGACAATCACCAGGTGATGTCTACATACAAGGTTTAAAAGTTAGAGCTATAAGCGGTGCTGATTCTTCGAAACTAAAAGTAAAAACAAAAAAATTTAACAATTAAAAATTAAAATTATGGCAACAGTAGCTGTAGCACCCGAATACGGGTCAATTAAACCCTCACAGAAGCAACAACTTCTTGAGAGCAACTATTTGGATTTTACAAATGGAACAAATGATTTCGCACAACAGTATTTAC